TATAAATATTTGATTGTTATGCTAATCTATATGCATTTTTGTATTGATTGGTACCTGTTTCTGATTGTCTTCCAACGACTTCACCTAATTTTTCTGCGCCTACTTGAATTGCCATTGCTGGTGCAGGTTTATTAGCTAATGCGTTTACTGCGTTTCTTACTTCGTTGATTGCGGACACTAAAGGTGATATATCTATACTACTTCCAGCAACAGATGAATTTTGGATGCCTCCTTTATTTAGATCAGTACCTGCTACAATAGTATCTTTATCGTTAAATGATACTGCTCCTTCAGGACCGAACATCATGCGTTTACCATAGCCTGGAGATACAACGTCATCACCCTTTTTAGCTCCTGCTAAATAACCAATTAAAGCTCCAAATAAAGCCGCGGCAACGCCACCAGCAATTAACCAACCAACACCAGGAATTTTAGCTGCAGATGAAGCGACATTAGCGGAGGCTGAAGTGATATCGGCTGTAGCTCCTTTTATACTTTCTTTAGTAGATAATTTTTTAAGTGCTAATGCTGTAGTTAAGCCACTAATCATTTTTACTAAACTAACTGTACCTATTAATCCAATAATAGAATAAAGAGCAAAAGCATTATCTAATAAACTTACAAAGCCTGAGATTAAACTTCCAAGAGGTCCAGCGGCTATATCAGCTATAGTTTGTTGTACTTTTGTTAATAAATCTGCAAATTTTTCTTGTGCTGATCTTTGTTGTTCTTGTTTTTCTATAAATGCATCTAAAGATAATCCTGATTTTTCAAAGTCTGCAAGTTGTTCTTTATTAAGCTTGCTAGCTTCACTTCCGTATTTAGTAATAGCTTCTTGTTTCATTAACATTTCAGCCATCTCGTCACTGCTCATACTAAAAGCTTCAGCTAATGATTTTTGAGCAATAACATTCATGCTTTGGAATTCTTCTAAAGATCCAGCTTGATTAGCTACTTCTTGCATTAATGTAGCTTGATCACCAGTTAATGCTGCTGCTCTAGCTTTTTCAAAATTAAGCTGTCTACCAGTTATTAATTCTGCTTTTAGTTCATTTTCAATTGATGTTTCAAAATTAAGAAGAGATTCAGCTATTTTATCCGTTTGCTCTAAAGTAGTACCTAAAGCTTTTGCTTGTACTACTGCTTTAGCTATAGCATCTGGATTATTCTGAAACTTGGCTAATATGCCGGCACTTAATTTAGATACGTCTTGCAATATCTGTTTAGTACTAAAGTGGGTTTTGGTTGCTTGTTGAGCAAAAAAGGCTCCTGATCTTATACTAGCAGCATAATCTTTAGTACTTTTTCCTGAGGATGCTGAAAATAAAGATAATTTACCTGCTTCTTCTGCTGATAATCCAGTTAGTTCTGTTAATCGAGCAAAGTTGGCTGCTTCTTCATCACTAAATTTAACTGCTATTCCTAATTGTTGAGATAATTCTGCTTGTGCTTTTACTAATCTATTAGTATTAATGAAATTATCATTAACAGAACGAGAATATGCTTCTGATTCCCCTCTTATGTCTTTAGCTATATCTCTACTAACACCTAATTCTTTACCTATGTTAGTAATCTGGGTGTCTATTGCAAAGGCATTTTTTAGTAGGAAAGTAATGACTGTTAAAGGATCTGTTATATTTTTTCCTATACTCTTTCCTACTTCTTTAAATCCAGTTATAAAAGCAGATTTACCATCGGCTGCTGCTTTTTTCATCTCGGTTTCTACCTTATCTGCCTCTATAAGATTACCTATAATAGGAATTTTGTTTAAGCCTTTAACTAGCTTACCCATCACTCCCATTCTGTTTTCTATTTTTATTAATTCTTTTTCTTGTTCCTTTAATCCTTCAACATAATCAGCATTAGCTGCATCTACATCTGCTAACTGTGATTGTAGTTGAGCTGCTAATTCTGGTTGTTCAGCCATTAAATTTGAAATTCTTTTTTCAAGAACTTCTCGTTTAACTTCATATTCTAATAATTGTTTAGCTATATCTTTAGAAGATGTTTGACCTAATTTTATTTTAATTTGATTTTCTACCATTTTGTCAGTAGAACGAGCTAATGATTTTAGCTGCTTTTCTACATCTTTACCAAATATTTTAGTAATACCGTCTGCTTCACTTAAAGCATCCTGAAATATATCCCCAATCTGTGCTGCTACAGATTTTAATGTATTCTCAACTATTGTTGAGGTTTCGATTAATTGTTTTTTTATTTCTTCGGGTGTCGGCATATTATATTATTGCACCGTATAAATATTAAAAGCGCCTATTTTTTAGGCGCCTTTACTTTATAGGTTGGTGGTGGTGTTTGATTTATGTTTGGTTTCGCAATGTTTGAGGCTTTGTTTTGTAATTGATTATTTACTTTTTTATTTTCCTCGTTTTGTTTTTCGTAATGTTCTTTCATTTTATTGAACGTGAATAAACGCAACCAAATAGGCATGTTGTAAACCGTGTCCCAATCGTAACCACCATTTCCATGAAATACAATTTCATGAATTTGATTAAATAATATTAATCTATAGTCCTGAGTCAGGCCAAAAAAAGTTAAGTGAAATTGGAATAGCTATGCCCTCCCCTACATAACTATCATCTTCTGGCTTATAAACTAAATTAACATCAGGTTGAATTTTAGAATAATATTCACGTAATGCTCTAGCGTCTTTAGCAATTAAGTAATTATCAACAAATTCACGAATATCTTTTTGATCACGTTTATTTTCAATTGAAGTAATCATATATTTTAAACGTGTAGTAACATCCGTAGATGAATTTGGATTTACCTTCTGTAAGCCTTTAATTTCAGCATCGATTTTTTGTTCATCACCATGCGTTAATAGCTTAAATGTAATGTTATTGCCTGAATGTGGGAATGTGAAATTAAATTCATTTGAGCCACGAGTGTACAATGATTCATCTATTGCTTTATCTTCTAATGTTGATAAATCAACAGATACTTCTTTATTACCATAGGTAAAAGAATAATCTTTACCATAACCTAAAACACGAGCAGCAACTAATACTGCATTTTTATCACCGATTAGTAACTCATTATAGTCGATTGGTGTTACAATTAGTGCTTGTAATAATTTGTCAATAACAGTACCTTGACGAATAAGATTAGCATTGGTAAGAATATCTTCTTCTTTTGCTGTCATGTATTTCATCTCAATTTCACCTTTAGATAGTGGAGATGTTTCAGGATACAATAAACCTTTTGAGGGTAACGAAACGATTTCGGTTGGAATTTTTAATTCTGCCATAAACTTATTTTATATTTTATATATATAAATATACGAAAAGAAAGGGCATTTGCCAAAAGCAAATACCCTTAATTAAAATATTAAGATAATTCTTAGAAGTTCAATACGCAGTAATCCATAGCGATTGTTACAGACAAGCTAACAGCTGCGTCTGCGCTCCAATCGTAATCACCGAAAGTTGCAGTTTTAACGTAAGCACCGTTGATAATCCACTCACCTACTACATCACCTACTGGACCTAAAATGTCTAATGTGATGCTCTTTTTGTAGAAGTCGGAATAACCATCGCGGCCAGTTACTGATTCGTGTGCTAAACGAGCCCATTCCATTACTGATTGAGCACCAGATGGAGTTACGGGATCATATAATTCTAAAGTCATGTCATTCCAACGAACTTTACCTTTTACTTTACGGTAAACGTTGATATGATCTAAAATAATTTCACCAGCTTCAAATCCAGGTGCAGTTGCTTTTTTAATCAAGTACGCCGGAATACCGTCTATGTACATGATAAAACGATTCTGAACTTTAGGTTCAAACGCTGTGAACATTATTTCGTTTGGTGATAATACAGCCATTTTATATTGTGTTTATATTGCTATTAATAAATATTAGGAACCACATCCCCTTATGCAGGGAATGTAGCGCCAGTAGGTAATACGTTGAAGTTTAATATAATAAATTCAGCTGTCTTAGTTGGTTGGATATAAATCTGACCTACTAATTGGTTTCTATCGATTACATCAGGTGTGTTGTTTGATTCATCCATCACCACTTTGTAAGCATATAAACCTTGACGTTGTACTACTGAATCTAAGTAAGGGTTTACTTGAGATAAGAATCTATTACGAGTTATTGTTGTGTTTTGTTCAAATACTAAGTTGTTTGATACTTGACCAATGAAATCCTTTAATGCGATCAATAAACGACGAACGTTTACGCGATCTAAAGCTGTTGCTTTACGTTGTAATGTCTTTTGACCAAATACTACAACACCTTCTCCAGGGAATGTAGCTAATGGGTTAACATTTGATTGATATAGATTATCACGATCGTTTTGAGATAATTTTCTTTCAGCTTTTAATACTGAACCTAAACCACCTCTATTCAAACCAGCTGGAGCGAACCATTCAGCACCAACTTGGTCGTTAAATGCGAATACACCACCCATTACTGTTGATGCTGGAGACCATACAGCTTTACCTAAGTTAGGGCTAAATAATTGTACCCAAGGCCAATATGTTGCAGCATAGTTGCTAGATTGACCAGCAGCTGCTGTTGTAGCACCTGTTACAGTTGAACCATATACTTTAGTATCTACGATTGCAATTGAATCACCTCTACCTTCAGCTACAGCTATTAAATTATCACCAGCACTATTATCTAAACCAATACCTGGTGATAACAATACGTTGAATTTATATTCATCTTTATTTGTTAATATACCGAAAGCATTAATATAATCTTCAGGAGAAAATCCTTGAATGTTTGTTGTTGTGATGTTTTCGTTCATTAATTGAACTCTGGTTGTTGAAACAACACCACCTGCAAATGAACCACCATATGATCCACTTCCAATAAGTGGTAAAGTAGTAGTATATGATCCTGTTTTGAAATTACCATTATTATCGATTGAATCTACTTGTGGGTAATCTACAGATTTAACACGAATATATTGAGAGGCATTAGCATAAGAACCAACATAATCAATATATGGTACACCATCACCATCTACTCTATAATATGGTTTGTTGTCACCAATCACACGAGAGATATAGTTAGGTAAATTTGGATCTAATGATAAGTTAGGCCATGTTTCTAAATAGTTAGGTTGAGCAGTATTATCATTACCAGCACGAACTGCTAAGTTAAATGTACCGCTACCGGTGTTTACATTTGTAACTTCCCAACGAACGTTAGTTACGCTGCCACTTGCTAAAGCACCTGCTGTGATACTTGAAGTGTTATTCATTTGATCACCCCAAGCTAATGCTTCGATAGTAAATGAACTATTTACAGTACCATTAACACCGTTATTAAATAATTGTACGTTTCCTGTAGTGTCTCCTACATATCCTAATGAAGAACTTACGAAAAAATTGTTGTTAGGAGTTGTATTTTGATTTGCTGTAGTAACAGCTGATATTGTTAGTAAATCTGTTCCTGAATTGTAAGAAGCGGTAAATTTACCGTCTACATATTGACCACTATTGAAGTTGATAGAGGCACTCATTGCGTTACCTAAATCATCAACAGTAGGTGAAGAACCAACACCAACATAAATTATATCAAGAAATTCTTGTGTAGCACCAAGGCTTAACCAAGTAGATGCTATAAAGTAGTAATCATTTCCATTAGGGATACCTAATTGAATTGTTGTACCTGGATCTTTATCTGCTGAAATTAATGTAAAAGATGCAGAAGATTTAGTACCGGCAGTTGCTGTTAAAGAGTTAGGTATATCAGCTTGTGCATAAGTACTCATGTTAGTACTACCACTAATAACTCTTGTAACTAATAATGTTTGACCACCGCTACCAAAGAAATCTCTAGCAGTTAATGATGTAAGATATTCGTAGTAGTAACTACCACTTTTGAATGTTTCTCCAAATTTTGATACATATTCACTGTATGAGGTAACATAGGTAGGAACCAATGGTTGGCCTAACACTGTAGGACCAACAACAGCGGTTGCTGTGCCTTGAATACCTCTTTGAACTAACGATTGGTCAGATTCATTTTGAAATACACCAGGAGATAAAATTTTTTCGCCCATTTTTTATAATTGTTTTTGAAAATTTAATAGGATTGACCTAATAATAAATATCTAAAAACAGCTATAAACCGCAGGAAATATTATTGGTTAACTGTGATTTCTCCGGTTTCAATGTCTATAACACCATCGCCGTGTTTTTCTTGAAGTGATTTGATTAGTTCCGATTCTTTCTGTTCAATTGTTACAAGATCAGATACTAAACCTTTTTTAGCTTCCTGTAATTTATCGATATTTTGTTGAAATACGATTAATTGCGCTTCAGCCGCACCAATTTCAAATATGGTTTGGTTGTACTTAGACTGTAAATCTTTAATAGATTGTAATTCTTCTGGGGTTAATTGTGCCATAACGTTATTTTTCCCATTTAGCTAATG